TCTACTCTTTAGCGTTTGTCCTATATACATCTACTACCCTCCCCTTACTATCAATACACGTAATAACGGAGTAGTCCTCGTGTCTACCTAAGTCTATACCTGCGTATATTTGTCCTTCACTTACGGGGTATTTATCAAACGTGTATAGTTCTAAATTACTAAATACTTCACCACCACCATCTAAGAACTCAGCCAGATATTCCTGTCTAAATACCCCCTCAGGTAACGTCCTCTTTGCATCATCTATTTCTTCTTCACTAATATAGGGGGTATCATAAGAACTCCCCTTATAACTCTTATAGTTAGGGTGGTCGTGACTTAAACCTAAGTTATATAACTCATAAAACCAGTTCTTACCCTTAGGGGTAGATAGGAATAATACCTTCTTTCCTTTGACCGCTAATGTAGGTCTAACCGCTTCACTCCACGTCTCAGACTTCATAAATGCAGCCTCATCTAATATCGCATAATCAAACGTATAACCCCTTATGTTGTCGTATCTTTCTGCAGACCTAAAGTATACCTCACTTCCGTTTTTTAACTCAATATAACTCTCACTAAAGTTACAGGTTTTAATAAACCCTGACGGACTGATGGCTCTTTCTAATTCCTTTTGAACCTTATTAGTCTGACTATATACAGGGGAGACCCACAATACCTTACAGGGTTTATTATTGATACACCAGTATAACAATAAGTTCATACCCATAAGTGACTTACCCATCTGTCTCCCCACACTTACTATATGGTGTTTTTCTTCACCCCCTAATATACTATCAATAATATCTTTTTGTTTAGGGTGGGGGGTAAACCCTTTCACCTTAATCACCGAACTCAAACTTGATATCTTTGAATAAATCTTTGCCGTCAGCCCCTGTAAGTTCCTGACGAGCTAGTTTAGGTATAAAATACTCAGATAACTTTAACATCATATCTAAAGCTTTGTTAGGGTCATCTTCAGCAACCTTTTCTAACCAAATCTTCATATTGTCTAAGTTATCATCTACTAACTTCTGGTAAGCTTCACGTATTTCTGCAGTAGTTTTATTAGGGGTTCCTTTAGTCCTTCCCTTAGGGTTTAACTGAACTCCTTTCTTTAATCTACCTTTACTATCTCTTTCTACTTTTTTACTAGACATATTAATAAATATCAAAAATACCTTTGCTTTAAATCTAATATAATATTCCAATCACAAATACCACATTTACCAGGTGACTTATTACTATTGAATATTACATTATACGCCTTATACACGTCTAAGATAAATTGTCTATCTTTCTTACCTGAGTTAAAAAACTCTTTTCTATTGTCTCTTATCCATTTCTCCCACTTTTCCTTTTCACTATATACAGGGGTGGATATAGGTTTCTCTTCTAAGGGGGTTTTTAGGACTTCTGGTGGACTTTCTTTCTTTTTAGGTGGTCTACCCCTTTTCTTTAATTTAATGTCCTTATTTCCGTGATAATTCACTTCACCATTCTCTTTCGTATTTAATGAGGTATTTTCCATAATATAATCTATTTTTTACATTTTTTATTTCATTATTGTTAAACAAACTTAGTAACTCCAAAACTTCTTCGTCATAAAACTCATCTATATATTGTTTATATAAAAATCGGTATCTGTTAAAATCTTCTTCCTTTTCCATACCCCTTAAGTAATTTAGTGGTTAGTATTTTTAAAGGTAAGTCATTATACTCAGCATCTGTATTTTTTACTTTCATCTTTTCTAATATTAGTTTAGTTGCGTCGTCAAACTGACGTCTTATTGTAGACCTTGATATGTTTAAACACCTTGAGACTTCAGCGAAGTTATGCCCGTTACTGAAGTATAACATAACCATTATACCATAGTATCTTTCTTGAGGTATATTACTTTTTAGTAAATCTTCTATAATGTTTATATTGAGGTTTATTAATTCATCTAAGTCATAATCATAATCACTTTTATCTTCTATGGTTAAGTTCTCATTTAATGGTATACCTACCTTTTTCTTATACTTTCTATAAAAGTCACTCGTTTTACTTCTGTATTGATTAAGAACTATGCGGATAAAAAAGAACTTTGCTTGACCCTTGAGTATTAGTTCCTCAGCTTTTTTGTGTTGTATAAAGATTAACAAACACTCATTTAATAAGTCATCTACTAAGTCATAGTCATTTCTGGTAATACCTAATAACTCTTTCTTTAGTTTCTCGTAGTTCTTTTCTACCCACTCGTTTATAATCTTACTCATAGTTCTTATTAATTATATAACCCCCTATGAAAAAGACAAATACCATAACTAATAAAAACTCCATTAGTTCCATACTTTTAAATTGATGACGTCTGCAATATGACTATAGTGAACTCCATATTCATCTGCTAACTTTCTATATGTTGTGTCGCCCTCAGCATATTTACGTCTTATTTCTCTAGCTTTTTCCATATCTAACTTCACGTAAGGTCTGTGTCTGTTGTTCTCTTTAGGTGTAACTAACCTAAGGTTCTCCAACCTGTTATCTGTCTTATCGTGGTTTATATGGTCTATTTCCAAATGAGGTGGTATTTCTCCGTTAAAGTATTCCCAGACGAACCTATGTATTCTCCAGTTCTTAGTTTTTTTATTACCGATATACTCAGTAAAAGTTAGATACCCTTTATGATGTGGATATGGCTTTAATTTGTAATCATTTTCATTATAGATGTTACCATCTTTATCAGCGTAATAATTCATTTGTTTTTTGATTTTAAAGAGTTTATACTAATAAGTATCACGTATTTTAGTAAAAGTCACTTTTTTTATGAACTTTTTTTTATATTTTTATATATATTAGTGTAAAGGATATTCAGTAGTCAATAATGTATCCTCATTTTAATTTTAAAGGGTAAAAAGGGTAGCTGTAGTGGTTACCCTTTTTTATGTTTATTATTTATTTATTTCTATTGTGGCATGACCCGTCTATTAATTAATCCCCCTATTTCTTCAGGTTATTAATTTTTAATTACCACTTCACTTTATCAACCCCCCCTATCTAATAATACACCACTTAGATAGTTCTTAGTTATATGTCTTTCTTTATTCACAATATAACCTTGATAAAGCCTGAATATACCTGTTAGTTGTGGACTAGATTAATTCGGTATTAGGGTTAACACGGGTGAGTTATTGCCCTATAATTCAGTTTCAGTAGTCATTTACCTTGAGGTTGTTATGGAGTTATTAGTTCCGTTAGGGGTCAGGTAAGTTAACACCCCTTTTATATACTTTATAAATATATCCAACTTTTAAAAGTCTGAATAGTTAAAAAAAAAATGTCTTGTCGTCACAGAGAAAAAAATATTTAAATTATTTGACTTTTCGTATTTTATGTGATATTTATTAGTATAAACCTTTTAAAATTAATAATTATGAATAATTCACGCAAACAAGCATTTAACCGCTTTAAAGAGTTAAGACAACAAAAGATAGGTAACACTACCATTACAACTCCAAACGTCCGTAAAAGACACGTTAGAACCGATGAGTTATATGCAGACTTACAGGAAAGAACCTATGAACTTATTGAAGATAAAATGATAGATTTAAGTAAGTGGAGTGGTGAGGGTAGTGTATTTAAATATGCAGGTTTAATTGACTAATACTTTGTTCCATATGTTTTTTTAATGTTTTTTAATAGTCAATTAAAAAAGGGGTCTAACGAGACCCCTTTTCTTTTATCATTTCATTTACAATATGTTCTAACTTTGTTAATCTTTGTCTTAGTAGTAGTAAATCATCTTTGAGGGTGTTAGTGTAAAGTTCTTTTTTCTCTAACACCCTCTTTGTATAACTCATTTATTCACTTACTTCTTTATCTTTACTTATAAAGCTCCATGCAAATCCTACAATAGTAGTAATCGCTCCAACGACCTCCATAAGTATACTTTCATCAATAACACCTGATGTTACCAAATAACCCCCTAAAAACGTTAATACGTGTCTTAATAGACCTTCTACTTTTTCACTCATAATTTTTAATATTAATTTTTTCATTTATGTAATTCTAATTCTTAATGCTCCGTTGTCGTGATATACTTGTCCTAATACAACACCTCCTGCCGCTGCGGCTGTATCACCACTAAAGTTTAATGAACTATAGTTGGCAATAGTTAAGTTCGGAACCAATACTTCTTCATCATAAGATGTAGTTAAACCACTACCACCTAAAATAACACTTCTTGAATGTCCTGAAATAAAACCTAAATCACCACCAATTATAGCACTATCATAAGTTATTGTTCCTCCTCCGTTAATGTCGTGATTACTACCTCCACCAATAAAACATTTCTGCGTATTATTCATATAATTTACATCACCACCAACTATCGCACTACCTCTTAAATTATAAGAGTTAATATAATGGTCGTATCCACCACCAATAAAACCACAAGTTGTCCTACTATAATGACTTTCACCAGCAATTATGCCACTATAACTTGAACCAATAAAATTATTTAATCCTCCAACAATAGCGGAATTACCTTGTGCTATAGTATTACTTTCTCCTCCACCTAAAAAATTACTACCTCCATAATTAAGTTGATTATTATAACCACCAACAAACGCTGAATTACTACCAGCCCTATCTATAAAATGACTATAACCTCCAACCATAACAGCATTATCAGTCGTAGTATTATTATTATTAGTCCCTATTAAATGTCCGTCTCCTCCAGCAATAAAGTTATTATTATAATTATTATTAGTATAAGTTTCAGCATCTATAGTATGTCCTGTTCCACCTAATATAAAGTTATTATTTATACCTGGATAATTTGAACTATCACCAAAATTAATACTACTTCCATTATCTTTCTGTATTATATTTGATGTATTTTCTGTAGTCGCAGAAAAATAAGATGTTCCACCGCCTCCACCACCAGTAGAACCGCTCAATACTATTGTCTGTCCGTTAGTAGATATGTCTATATTCGTTCCACTAAAGGTTATATTACCCGTTAAACTTTCTAATGTATTTACCCCTGTTCCGTCCTGTAAATCACTTAACTTAACTGAGTAAGTAGTAGTATTACCACTATCTACTATCGCCAGTCTATCGTCAGCGGTTACGCCGGTTCTAAGGGGTAAATCAAATATTTTTTTATTACCAGCCATAATATTATAATTCTATTATTGTAACTGAAAAACCTTTTGCTTCCAGTTGAGATTTTATTTGTTCGTTTGCGAAAAGTAAAATATCACTTCCGTCAGTCGTTCTATCGTAGTCAAATCTATTTTCAGTAAAAGCGTTGTAATCCAACGGCCATTTACCATCATTATAATCTGTTTCACTTAACCAATATTCTACTGATGTAAATACTCTATTTCCACTCGTATCTAAACTAGGGTTCACTCTTGCATATGCAGAGGTAAGAACTACCCCACTACTTAATTCTATTGTGCCTGTTATTTCTAAAGCCATTTTTTATATTTTTTTATTTTATTTGTTTATTCGTAACTTAATGCAAATCCGTCATTTGTTATCAATACCTCATCATCATTTGTTGTTATAAATGAGGTATTACCATTATTAATTATATAATAAATATCAGGGTTAAGTATTATACCCAAACTACCTAATGAGTGTCCTATACCCCTCTGTGCGTTACCTGCAGTATAATCAGGTATCTCACTAAATGCACCTACCGATGCGGGTAAATATAAAGCCCCTGCATTATAACCTGTCTGAGCCGCTAAGGTCACTAAACCACTAATATACACTCCATCAGTTAAAGTATTAGTCCCTGCAGCTATACCGATTAATTTATTATATGCGTTAGATGAGGTGGGGCTCTGCGACCAGTCAGTTCCGTTCCAATATACAGCCTTACCTTCAGTAGTGGTAATACCTGACCCGATAAATACTTTTTGATTATCACCACTAGTTGAGGTAAAGGTAAAAGTTCCTGTGCTAACATCTTCTGTGACTTCTATACCTGTCCCCCCACTAAAACTAATAAGTCCGTCTATTGCCTGTTGTCTACCCCCTGCATCTTTTACTGCGAAGTTTTTAGTAATACCTGTAGTATTAGTAAGGGTAAAGTCTATATTAGCGTTAGTAATATCTATAGTAGAACCTGTAAACCTAATATCCGTTCCATTCTCTACTTCTAAAGTGTCCCTAAATCTAACTTTAGTCCCACTTATATACATCGGAGTTCTATTACCTAACCCATCTACCACTTGAGCTAAATTAGACGGACTAGCCCCCGTAAAATTGTTTAATCTTAATAGTGACGGATAACTACTAGCTATTGTATTTCCTGATAACGAACTCATTTGTTGTAATCTGCATTAGGGTCATAGTTATTAGGTTCAGGGTTACACGAAGCAAATGGTCGTGGTATTATTATACCTGAACTATAACTATTTAGTTTATTCGGAGCCATACCATCAATACCATAGTTAACATAGTCAGGAAATAGACTTTCGTTGTCTATAAGATACTCCCTACTACGTTCTCTATAGAACTCAGCCGTGTTTAATACTGACCCCCTTAGATATTTTAATTCACTTAAATCTACGTTCTGCGCTTCCTCTGCAGATGGTGTTAAAACGGCTTTATTTTTCATCTTATAATTAAAAGATGGTAAAGCCATATACACCGCATAATTTGCTAGTGTAGGTGCAATATAATTATTAAGTAACGTTTGTTCTGCAGTCGTCGTAGTTCCACTTATAATACGTCCTTTTAAGTTATTATAAAACTTTGTTCCTAATAACTCTTGAATATATATGTCCTGAGCCTGTAAAACAAATGGTGTTAACTCATCAGGTTCCATATTTGCATGAACCGCAGTTAACCTTTTTAATCTACTTTCACTTATGAATAATGTATAACTCATACTTCGCCTTGAATATTTTTGTTAAAGTCTATTGTAGATGGTATAATATTGATACTACCTTCTATACCAAATGGTGTTAAAACCTTACTTAGACCTGAGTTTATTTTCTTTTGTTTAGGTTCTATCGCAGTTGACGCGAAATGAGTATATGCGACCTGTATTTCATCTGCATTATTACCTAAACCACCTTCGTCTCTTACCCCGATTAATCTTCCTGAGGTAATGCGGTGAGCCGTCAATATTCTTGAACTAATACGTGTCTCTAATGTAGTGTAATAGTCATCATTTGCAGATGTTATAGCTTGAACTTGAGGGGCTAGTTCTGCACCTTCACTAAAACTAACAAATAACCTACCTGCGTTATCTTCACCTGTAAATGAGTTAACCAAATCTTTATAAAGCTGTCGTTGCTCGTCAGGGGTAGGTTCTCCATTAGGCATGTTTATTAGGACACCTCCACTAAATCCATTAGAAATATTACTATTGTGATATTTAGATATTCGTGCGTCTAATTGAATATCATTTAATGCACCTACATAAGAGGGTAAGGGGTAAATCATATTACCTGGCTGGTAATGCATACAATAGTATATTTGAGAAGCGTTCTCACCTTTGTTGTCTGTAGCGTCATAACTTTTGTATCTAACGGGTGCATACTTTCTCGTATTAGACCAGTTAGAACTATAAAAATACTCTTCTACTACGTCCTCTGCATTTAACTTACCTGACCTGACTTTATCAAATGGTAAGTGGTATATTTCTACTACTTTGTCTCCCGCTCTATTCCAAATTGCGTTTACTGAAAAGCCATTAAACAATACGTAGTCTAAAGCTACCTTCTCATATAACTCATTTAAAGTCTCCCCTAAGGTATTAACTATGGTATCACCATACTCGGCTACCCCTTCACCCTTTACAGCGTCTGTAATTGAGTTTATTGCAGTTCCGTTCATAGCGGAAGTGTTAAAAAGTTCTATAATCTTATCGGGGTATAAGTTATCTTTACCAAAACTAACCCAGTCTTTACCTCTTACCTCATTAAACACGGGTAAATCTAAAGCTTCAAAATTGAATATCTTAATCATTTATAAAATAAATATATTGTTCGTTATCTTCGTTATCACTAATATAGTTCGTATTACTATCATCAATAG